TCGTTATGGGCTGAGAATATTTAACAGTACCGTCAAGAGCGGTGCCTGCTTCCCAGTTGGCCGTCGGGACTGTAATGTCAGTTTCAGCAAGCTTTGCCTGGATCGCCACTATGGCATTACGGTTAGCTGTGATCTGTGCCTGCAAGGTCGTGGAAGCTTCAGCGCCAAGCGGGAGCTTGAAGTACTGCATCTCACCTTCATACAGAGTCCAGACATATATTTCAGAAGTATCCACATCAATGTATACTGAGTCTGTACGTCCTGTTTCCGGGAACTCTGCATAAGTCTTTGTGACAACCGGTGGAGATGCCCAGCCGTAATCATTGGCCTTGCTTGACAGCTTCGTGAGATATTCTCCTGCCGAACCGCCTGCAAGTCCTGCCAGGATGGAGTTGACTGCGTTTCTGAATGCTGTATATTCCGCCGCCGATACATGAGCACCGTCCATGTTGATGGTGACGGTGTTTGCATTGGCGACCTCAAGGTTTATCCTCTGCACGATGTTGGAAACACCTACACCGTTATATGCCGGAACATAAGTGGTCTGTTCCTCCGATGCAAGGATCGCATAAACTATCTCGCCTACTTCCGGATCATCTGCATAAATAGCCGCTTCGTTGAGGTAGTAGAGCTGCGCTAGTTCCTCGTTAGTGATGTTCACGGTAACGACTACCGTTGAGCTGTTACCTGCTGGGATGGATATATCAGAGAAGCCAAACTCCTGCCTCGGTTCTTTCAGCTCGGTAGCGTATTCAAGGTCCTCGTCAGCTCCCCACAGTCCGGATCCGGTGCCGAACTTCGTAAAATTAATGCTCGTGCGACCAGCCTGGGCTTTTGCTATGAGCTCCTGTCCCTTTCTGGTCAGCGCAAATCTTGTAAATATTGCCATTTTTCCCCTCCTACATCAGTACGGACAGCGAATCCGAAGATACGCCTGCGCCGACTCTTGTGTCCTGTTCTATCTGACTCTCGTCCAGTGTCTCTAAAAGCACTGTTCTGGTATCGAAGGATACCGCCATTCCCACTTCAACCGGCATCGGCACATCCCGTTCAAGCTCTTTCCGGAACAGAACCACGTCCTCTAAAAGCTCCGAGACTTCCCCGAGCGCGAAATATTGTCCTATAGGATATGCCTGGTCCTCATCATTGACATTGACATCATTTGTGATGGTGCCGGTCTCGTCCCATGTATAGCCCATGCCGTGAGTGAAAGGCTTTATAATATCCTGCTCGGCAGTGATACTTGCGATATGTGATCTCAGGCTCTTTATAGGCTGAACGAAACGTTCTATCATACCTGACGTTTCCGGCGTGAACTGGCTGTTCGTCTTGACCTCAAAGGTGTACGGATCAAGACCTGTCGTTTCAAACCATTCTGTTATTTCGCCGTCACCGTAAATGGCGTCTATCATCCTCTGCACCATGTCCGCCGTACCGGCTTCCATGTAGCTTGTGAAGGAATCCTTTATCAGTCCGCGTTTTGTTTCCAAAGGAAATGACTCGTCATAATATGCAAGTCTCATCTCTACAGCAAGATAGTCGAGATAGCTTTCTTCCAGGCTGTCAATATCTCCGAAAAGACGTGTCTGTACAGACCTTTCAAGCACTATCCCCATTGCCTTCTTTATCGCATAAGAGATTGCTATAACGTCAGGATCTTTTCGCATGGACTCAGGCAAAAGATCAAGGAGTTCCCCATCTTTTAGCTTAGTCATCTTCAAGCCCTCCATAAACGACGGTGATGGTTCCCGGTATAGCTACCTTAGAATCACTCAGCACGCTATAAGACGGTGATCTCACAACTACTCTCTTTGCACCCGCGTTCTTTATACGTGTGACAAGCTCATCCGGGTTAATGTCTCTGCCTATCTTTCCTCTCTGCCAAAGTGCGTAATCGGTAAGTGCCGCATTAACTTCATGCTGTATTGCACTTGCCTTGTTCTTGTCAGAGTTATTTATGTAATACGTAAGGTCGATATTGTAGCTCTGCACATCCGGCGCAGCCACATCTACCTCATCAGTAAGTATTCTTCTTGCTGGATCTGTCACAAATGCCGCAAGACTTGTAAGGTATTGAGAATCCGGTATCACTCCGCCTTCAAGCAATACGATAATGTGTACTTCTCCGGGTGTCGGGCTTGTTGCCTTTACATCCTGCACCGTATTATCGAAAAGTCTTACCATGTATTCATAAGCGCCCTTTGTGCCACCGGTTGTGAAGCCGTCCGGTGCAAGGAAGATACGTTCTCTTAGATCGTCATCGTTCTCTTTGTCTCGCCCATTTGTCGGAATGGTTGTGTTGGCCACGGCATCAATGTAAGTAACGATGTCAACCATTGTGTCTAACTCGCCTATAGAATAAATATTGCCGTCTCGTCCAGGTGTAAGACATGTGGCGCCCACATCAACGTAGGTGCTGCCTGCCGGTATCTCTGCGTATTCGTCTGTCGCAAAATAAATACCGTCACCGGCTGTAACTCTGGACCCTGCCGGTATGCTCGTTGCCGACGCTCTTGCGGCTGTCATTGAATATCGAAGAGTTGTTACGGCTCCTGCTGCCTGCTGCCTTGATACCGATTTCAATGCACCAAGATTTTCAAGATATCCGCCTACTGCATACTTAAGTAGGTTCATGCGGCCGTTAAACTCTATCTGTTTCATGCCAAGGAACGTGCAATAAGCTATGTCCTCAAGTATCAGCCTCCGCCAGTCTGCCGACGGTAGCTGTACGCTGTTGCCCGTCACTTCCTTGTATTTCTCCTGATACCAGTCAATAACCATTGACTCCCAGGAATTTATGTCATAATCCCCGATAAATGACACATCGGGATAATCCGTAAGCTTTTTTAATTCATCCGCCATAGCTCGTGTTCCTTTCCAGTGTGATTACGGGCTTTATCATTCCCTGATCATCAAGATCTGATATCTCCACGCTCACTACCTTTAATTCGGGGATATACTTCTCAAACTGTTCAAGGAGTTCAGCCATGAGATCCGTTGCAAGGTCCGATACCGGCTCAGAGAGTATATCCATGTTGATGCCAAAATCACGGTCAAGTGGGATGCTGCCTTTTCTGACGGACATCAGAACATAAGCCTGTCTCAATAGCTCTGTGTTCTCGTCATCCTCTTCCTCGAACTGTATGATATATCTGTCCTCTTCCATACCAAACCTCAGTTATATTCCTTGAACGTTAGGCTTACCTGAATCTCGTAAACCTTGCCGTTCCTGTATACGTAATTCCATGTCTCGCTCATATCGGTGATAATGCACCGTCTGTCCATGAGCTTATGACCGCCCACCACCAGATAGTTAGCTGTTTTCTGGTGCATGAGCTGTCTGATGTTCTCCGCCTGTTTTTTCGGACTCACACCAAGATCTGCCCTCAGACATATATCAAGGGTGGCTGAGTCGAGGTTTTCTCCTGTGACTTCAAGCCTTCCTTTATACCAGGGGACATCGTGTTCCGTGGTTTTCATTCCCCTTGTGATCTTTAGGTTGTTAAAGGTCAGTACCCTGTCAGAGCTTACCGAGAACCTCAGGCTCCCAAATCTTCCAACCATCGCCATAACTAACCTCCCAGAGCGGTTATACGCTGTTCATGATCATTAAGCTTTTGTATGATCTCGTCCACTGTTATGCTGCTGCCGGCCTGTAAGGTTATGGAACTGCCCTTAAGTGTGACCGCTCCGCTTGCCGCCTTAAGCATTGCCCCTGCTGCAAGGTCCATCCAGAAATCATTTTCACTACTTACCGGCGGTTTATTGACGTCATTCCAGAACATGCCGAGGACTATGCCGGAGCTTGAACCGTTAGACAAGTGAAGACACAAAACCATCTGTCCCTTTTGTGGCATCTTGTAAATGCCTCCGAAGCTGAAATATGGCATCTCGGCAGAGTCCCCTGTAGCACTGTCTGTGTAGGCTACTCTCACCTTGCCTGCTGCCGCATTTACAGAACTCACTAATCCTATCCTTATGCCGTCCATACTCCCTCCTTTAGCTCTTTGTCTCTACTGCCTGAACCATTCCCATCTTGTCGAAACGTGGGAAACATTTATGGAGTGTTACGCGCTCGGATATTCCGGATCCCGACATTGATACTGACACTTTATCAACCATGTACT